TGAAAAAGGAGCTAAAAAAAGGGGGAAAGGCTCCTGCGGGTTAACAATAAATGACATAACAACTATTGTGCGAACCAAATGTTAAGGAATTATTAAGAAAGGAGAGGGCTTATATATGGATGGCAGTAGGCAAAGGGGTGGGAAAGCGGTTACATTTGCTTTCTCTGTGGGAAACATAGCGAAACCGAGGGAGTACGCTAAGCTACTGTGCCCCGCTCTAACAAAAAGCTTGACTCAATCTGCCTGCAACCTATAACCAAACACAAGCAATCATACCCAACCATAAGTATAACCAAACATAAGCAATAATAAGGAATCCCCTACAAATTCAGTAGAAGAAGAAAAAGGGAAAAGGTGGTAGTAATAGACTTAAAAGCCAGGTATGACCCGAGCAAGAACAAGCAGCAATGGTTAGCGCACCAGGTGCTGGAGCGGTTCGTGTTATATGGAGGAGCGAAGGGGGGAGGGAAGACAGCGTTTGGGCTCAATGAAGGGATAAGGTTAAGTTTAGACTATCCTGGGAACAGGGGATTCATGGGGTGTCGGGATGGGACTGATTTCAAGCGGAACGCATTTGGGCAGTTATTGAAGTTTTTACCATCGGAGTTATATGAAAGTCCGGGGCTACATCACAAGACAGACCAGTATTTCAGATTAAGGAACGGGTCTCTGATATATTATGGAGGGATAGGGAGTGAAGCAGAAGCGGAGAGAAAGATAAACAATATGCCAGAGCTTGGGTGGGTATTTATAGACCAGGCGGAGGAGATATCAGAGCACCAGTTTTTGAAATTAGATGGGCAAGTGCGGTTAGTGTTACCGGGGATACGGTACAAAGTGATATTAACAGCGAATCCTGACCCAGGGTGGTTAAGGGAGCGATTTATTGCCAATTCTTATCCTGACCACAGGTATATAGCGGCGTTGCCGAAAGACAATCCTTTTTTACCGCCTGATTATGAAGAGAGGCTAAGGGAGTTATATCCGGCAGAGATGGTAAGAAGGCTGGTAGAAGGGGATTGGGATGTGCCCATGACAGATGTATTAATACCATATACAGATATAAGGGGGGCTATTGAGCGTCAAATGCCAGAAAAGGGGGAGGCGGTTGGGGGGCTAGATGTAGCTGAGTTTGGTGAATCAAAGACTGTTTTCATTGCGAGGCGAGGGAATAAAGTGGTTGATATTCAGTCGTGGGCGCATATGGACACAGAGTTTAGTGCTGGCGTTGTTGCTGAGTTAATCAGGAAGCATAAACTTCTCTGTTTGAATATAGATACCATAGGTAAGGGAGGAGAGGTTTATGTTCTCCTTAAGAATGATTTTAGGGTAAGGGCAATTAATGCCAGTGAGAAAGCCGTAAAGGAAGACAGGTATATAAATCAGAGGGCAGAACATTATGGCAACTTGGCTAGGCGGTTTGAAATGGGAGAAGTTTCTCTTCCAGATAATGCGCAATTAGCGTCACAGCTGGCTAGTTTGAAGAAGAAGTATGTTAAAAACAGATTGCAGATTGAAAGCAAGGAATTGATGCGTCGGAGGGGATTAAAGAGTCCTGATTTTGCGGATGCGTTGATGCTTGCCTTCATTCCATATACTGTGGAGCGGGAAATATCAATTTACAGGCGTGGAGTAAGAGTAGCATGAACATAGAAGAGCTCAATAAGAAAATAGACAAGATGGGAATGGAGTTTGAGCAGATTTACAGGCGGATGGATGGTGATTTTGCCCTGTGGCTACAGACTCCAGAGGGGAGTGAAGACTACTCTCTAGTGACGAAGGCATTTCAGGGTAAAAGGGAAACTGAAATAAGTTTTGTGTCCCCGAATCCGAGGTCATATGCTGACCATGTTCATAGCCGTATTGCCAGTGCGGAGAGGCAGATTATATGCCGTGTTCTGGAAAAGGAGGGTGAAGATAAAAGGGCCGCTATTTCTAAATTGGAGAGGCTTATCAATTTCGCTTTTGAAAAAGCGGATGAAAGGCTTACGGGTGTACTTCAGTTGCCCGGGTTACTGGATTATTCCATCTGGACTGGGATGCTCAGGGGCAGAATGGCAGGTAGATTTTTAGTCAGAGAGGCTCAAGAGAATGTGATTTTTGATTTCTTGCCATACGACCCCCGTTATTTCAGCTATGAAATTGGTAGAAACGGCATTAAATCAACCTGCTATAAGACATACAGGTCTGCGGTAACTATTAAAGATGAATATGGGAAGGAAGCCAGAGCAGAGGAAAATAATGAGGTTAGAGATTACTGGGAGCTTGTGGAACCTGGGAAAATAATAAACACTGTTATTTGCGGCAATGAGTTTTTGCTAGAACCCCAAACCCATTTAATTCCTTGCTTCCCTATACAGCACTTAGCGGTAGGGGGGATTCCCCCGATTAATAGTGCAGGCACGCTTGGCACAGTTCATGGCGACTCTATTTATGCGGCTGCTCGGTCAATATATAAGTTTGAGAATGACCTTATTTCAATGTGGGCTTCACATGCCAAACTCCTATACAAGCAGCCCATAATTAATTACTATGATGAAGAAGGGCTTAAATTAACCACAACCTCGTTCATGGCGGAAGATGTAATCAATGTTCCAATGGGACATAATAAACTAGAGGCATCCCCGACTAAGGAAATCTCACAAACACTGGTAAACCTGGTTGGATTTATTGGTTCTCTCAGGCAGAGGGCTACATTGCCTGATATAGAGTTTGGTGAATTAAGGAATTTCCCTCTGAGTGGCACGGCAATTAACGAATTGCAGCAAGCCAGAGATAAAATATACGGGCCCCTTATCAGGGCTTTGAATATCTATTATACCAATATAAGCAATCTACTTGAACAACAACTTATCAGTAAGGAGTTATCAGTTAAAGTTCAAAGTGAGGTCGCTCAAAAGTATTTTGAGGTTAATGTGGAACCAGTAGACCTGAAAGTCCCTCATATCATCAGGGTTGAGTTCACATCTAGAACACCCTGGACTCAACTTGATTCGTACCAGATTGGGGATATGGCTAAGCGTCTTGGACTTCCTGATGAATTTATATGGGAATTTATACTTAAAGTGCCTGACCCGAAGGGATTAACAGATCAGGTGGCAATTGAAATTGCAGAGCATAGTCCGACCTTAATGAGATTGAAGGCTATTAAAGTGCTTCTGAGTCAGGGTAGAGAAGATGAGGCTAAAAGTCTGATTGAAGAATTATACACGGAATGGTTACAGCAGCAGCAAATTCAAAGCCCAGAACAGCGAGAGGTGGGAAGTCCAGGTGAAGCACAGGAAGCACCCATGCTCGCAGGCGAGGTAACAACGGCATGATAAGCGAAGAAAAACGCTACCAAGTAGCAAAGTTATTTTGTGATAGATTTTTTAGGCAGAGAAGCGGAAATGGGTTGCTACCCAATAGCCTATGGCGAAATACTTTTGATAGCCACCCAATTGGATGTATCAAAACAAGAAGTTGCAAAAGCACTAATGCAACTTCTTGATGAGATGGCTTAAACAGCATGACAATGAATGAAAAGCCAAAGAACTATATAAAACCACGCCAATTTCCTAGCGTCATATTGCTGAGGAAGAGGGAACCTTACCATTTTCAAAGGCTTAGACATCGGCTTGGTGAATATCCAAGACCGGCACAGCCAAACATAAGTCAACCAAATCAATGCTCCCAGGTTCAACCAACCTTACAACGGGAATACTGGAATGAAATCTATAACCATTATCTGGACGGGCGAAAGGAGCGTCCACTGGAGGCAACCAAATGACAACGGAGGGATTTGAGTTTTCACCAGCGCAGGAGGCTGAGTGGGCTGCCTATAAAGAAGCCCATACTACAGGAGACCCCAGAACAGGGCAACGGTTTGGCCCGAAAACTGCTGAAATGATGGGGCTTGACCCATTTCATTACTATGAATCTGGGGAACTCGCCGACTTTTATGCTCGGCTTAGACATTATAGTGCAGAGTATTTTAATCAGCCCTCTTTGAAAGTTGACCCACGATGGCAATATTGGGTGCGAGGGGCTCAGTTAGGTCTTACTCCTGAAGAATACCATGGCTTCAGGAGGACTGAGGCGACCGCTGGCGCTTATACTGAAACTGAGTATGGGCAACTTTCTCAAAGATTGGGCCTTAAAGGGGCAGAACTAGGCAAGGCAGTCAAATATCTTTACGGGCAATCTGATATAGCTCCTAAAGGTTTAAGGTCTGTAGCCCCTGGGTTAATCCCAACTATGGGAGGGGGGAGGCCAGTAAAACCTACTGCTAAGCAGTGGTTTCAGAAGGAGTACCCATCAATAACCAGGGGAGGCGCTGCTATGAGGGCCAAGGCTCCAACACGGGATACATGGGGCGATATCCTTAAAGGTAAATAT